GATAGGCTTGTCAGATGATGAGGTGGACTACCTTCTTCAGAATGATATTGACCGCGTTGTTTCAGAGCTTGACTCTGAATATGACTGGTTTGCGGGTCTTGATTCGGTCAGGCAGGACGCACTAATTGATATCAGCTTTAATCTCGGTCAGACGCGCCTGAGAGCGTTCAAGAAGGCGCTTGCAGGCATGGCTTCCGGGGACTGGAATGAAGCAGCCGATCAGTTCATGGATTCCAGTTGGTCTGGTCAGGTGGGTAACAGGGCGAAAGAACTGACCCAAATGATCCGTACCGGGTCGTACTAGGGATATTTTTATGGGCATGGGCGGAAGAATTGGTGGACAGGGGGGCTATGAGCAGCCTCAGTACGGCGGGGGATACCCTGCCGGTCCCGGCAAGGGCAGAGCGCCTTTTGGTCAACCGCCAGCACAGCAGCAACCGCCATATGGTGGAGGATTTGGTGGTTACCAGCAGCCTCAGTTCGGTGGAGGATTTGGTGGGTACCAGCAGCCTCAGTTCGGTGGAGGATACCCAAGCGGCCCTGGCAAGGGCAGAGCGCCGATGGCCCAGCCTCCGATGGCCCAGCCTCCGATGGCCCAGCCTCCTGATAATCGTCGGGAAGATAGTCGTCGGAGAGGTTTCCCTGCGCCTCTTCCAGCATGGACTGGCAAAACAGATTTAGAGGAGGCTCGCATTCGCTGGGAGCAACAGGGCGAAGCCGAAGGCATAAGCGACGACGAGTGGCGACAGGCCGGAGGGAGGAATGTCAAAAGCAAGTTACAGTCGATGGAAATGTCGAGGCCGGGAGACCCTGTTCCTACCCTGCGTGATCGCTCCATCGACAGCCTTTTCTCAGATTTGGCTCGGGAAAAAAGCCAACGTGAAGATCAGGAATATCGAAACCTGCCCGGCAGCCCTCGCGACAAAATGGCATTTTTGCGCGCGAGAGAAGATTTGAACAAAGCACAGGCAGGCGCGATTGTAGCGCCGCAGCCTCTTGCTCCGCAGCCGGGGGCAGAATTAGATGTAACACAGCAGTTAATGCGTCCGGTTCATGATTCACTTAGTGAACGTATGCGTGATCAGATCCGGCCCGCTACTCCTCGTCCTTCGCCTCTTCGTCCGGTTGCTCCTCCTCAGATAATGCAACCGATGCCGTTTTCTTCTTATGGCAGTCCGGGCAAAGGGATGAGACCGCAGCCGCATGGCGGAGGATTTGGCAGAGGATTTGGCAGAGGATTTGGCGGAGGATTCGGCGGATATCAACCTTCTCCGTATATGCCTCCTTCTCCGTATGGCGGTTCATTTGGCGGGGGTTTTAACCAGGGTTATGGAGTGCCGAGAGGAATAGGTTCTTTGCTTTCAAGCTACCCGTCTTATATGCCTCCAAGAATGCACTTCAATCCCTATGTGAGATAACTATGCCGTTAACCAAACTACAGTTTCAGCCAGGAATAAACAGAGAAGGTACTGAGTACAGTGCTGATGCTGGCTGGTATGACGCTGATAAGGTTCGGTTCAGGAAGGGCAGGCCAGAAAAGATAGGCGGCTGGGAAAAATATAGTTCTAATTCTTTTCTTGGCGTATGTCGGTCTCTGGAGGACTGGGTAGCCATTGATGGAATTGCTTACATTGGCCTTGGAACCCATCTCAAGTTTTACGTTAACGAGGGGTCATCTTTTTACGATGTAACACCTATAAGAGCGACCACCAGTGCCGGTGATGTCACCTTTGCCAAAGTTGCCAATGATGACGCTACGATAACCGTCACCGATACAAGTCATGGAGCGGAAAAAAACGATTTTGTCACGTTCTCAGGGTCGGATAGTCTTGGTGGGAATATCACCGCAACGGTGCTCGATCAGGAATACCAGATTGCCAGCGTTACTAGCGCCAATGTTTATACCATAGAGGCCAAAGATACTGATGGTGATGAGGTTCTTGCCAATAGCAGTGATTCAGGGGATGGCGGTTCTTCTGTCGTAGGGGCATACCAGATCAATACCGGGCTGACTAACTACGTTCAGGGTGTCGGGTGGGGTTCTGATAAATGGGGCGCAAGTACCTTTGGTAGTGCGAGCAGTCTTTCTGCTGCTGGTCAGTTGCGTTTGTATAGTCAGGATGTCTTTGGCGATGACTTAGTTTTCAATGTACGCGCTGGTGGCGTGTACTACTGGGATGAGAGTGCCGGAACATCAACCAGGGCCACTGCGTTATCTGCCGTTTCAGGAGCCTCTAACGCGCCAACAATAGCATTACAGGTAATGATGTCGGATGTAGACAAGCACGTTATCTGTTTTGGAGTAAACCCGATTGGTTCATCAACCATTGATCCGCTTCATGTCAGGTGGAGCGACAGCGAGTCTGCCGCAGACTGGACCCCAACAGCGATTAACAGTGCTGGTGGCGTAACTCTCAGCACAGGCTCTACGATTATCGGGGCGTTAAAGACAAGACAGGAAATACTGATCTGGACTGATGCCGGTATTCATTCCATGAGATTTATTGGTTCTCCCTTCATTTTCCAGTTTAGTGTCGTTAACGAGGGCATTTCCATGATTTCGCCTAAAGCTGCGATAAACGCAGGCGGGGCCGTTTACTTCATGGATCGTGGTGGGTTTTATGTTTATAACGGTTCTGTACAGAGAATCCCGTGTTCTGTGCTTGACCATGTATTCAGCAATATCAATATCGACCAGTCTTTTAAGGTTTTTTCCTCTACCAATGCAGACCACAATGAAGTGACTTGGTTTTATCCAATAGGTTCTGGCGAAACAGACAACACGAATTATGTAACTTACAACTACATGGAACAGCTTTGGACGATTGGCACGATGGTAAGAGGTGCCTGGATTGAGGCTAACAGCAAGAACTACCCGGTCGCTACCTCGGTTATTACGAGTTCTGATAACAATTATCTCTATATACAGGAGCGAGGGCATGATGACGATGGCTCGGCCATGACTGCCTATATTGAATCGGGCGATGTAGAGATGGGTGATGGCGAGCGGTACATGCTGTTGAGCAAGCTGATTCCTGATTTTACGTTCAATGGAGATACAGGCAGCGCCTCGATGAGTGTTATTGTGAAGGGCAAGGATTTTCCTCTGGAAGATTCCACTACCTTATCGACATCGACAGTGACTTCCTCGACAAAACAGGCATTTTTAAGGGCCAGAACCCGTTCCTCTGCTTTCCGCATTGAAAGCAGTGAAAGTGGTTATGGCTGGCGGTTAGGCGACTTACGCTTCGATATGAGGCCGGACGGGAGAAGATAATGGCGCAGAGCAGAGTCATTCCGTTGCCGGTAGCACCCGAGGAGTATGAGCCACATAACGAGGCAACAACACGCCTGACGATTGAGCAGTCATTTCAGGACGTCAAGAACGATGTGGTTCTGGCAAAGACTCAGGGTGACAAGGACGGTAGCCTGGCAATGCGCAGATTCCAGTTCTTGCTGATGGGCGCGGGGGGATCGTGAGTGACATCATTAAAGTCCTCGGTCAGTTGGATTGTGCGGCTACAACGCAGGAGACTCTGTACACGGTTCCAGACCTTACGCAGACTACGGTTAGTTCGTTCCTGGCCTGTAACAGGACAGGAAGCGCGATTACATTCAGACTTCGGGTTAATGTTGCCGGGGCTGCGGACAATGACAAACAGTTTCTTTATTATGACAAGTCTGTTGCAGCAAATACGACATTTACAGCGGTTATTGGTATGTGTTTAGGGCAGGCAGATGTTGTCAAGACTTATGCGAGCGCAGTGGACATGACTTTTACTTTATTTGGTGTTGAAACCAAGTAGGAATTAATTATGAATAATTATGCACCTCCTTTGCAGGGAACTGCTGACAACTTGGCTCAGTATGGACGCTACGGCGATTCCATGCTGGTACACATGAACCCGATAGAGGTTCAGGGTATTGCTGCGCTCTCTCCGACCGGAAGGTTAACCACCAATCCAGTGACAGGTCAGCAGGAGGCGTTTCTGCCTTTCCTTGCGCCGTTATTGGGCAGTTGGTTAGGGTTGGGGGCAGGAGGTAGTGCTTTGTTAAGCGGTGCTCTTACTTGGGCGAAAACAGGAGACCTGGGGAAGGGGATTCTCGGAGGGCTAACTAGCTTCGGTATGGGCAAGATTCTTGATGCCATTCCGTCTTCCGTTGATGTTGATGTACCTGGTGTTCTGCCTGATGCGACTGATGCTACTGCTGCTCTGACTGACGTTACGGCTGATACTGTTACCGCTATACCGGAAGACCTCATGGGCGATATCTTAACCGAAACGGCAAATCCGTCAGACGCATTATTCGCGGGCGTTGATTCAACTCTGGGATCTAATGTTTTTGGGACTGGTGCTGCTGGCACTGCTGGTGCTGGTGCTGCTGGTGCTGGTGCTGCTGGTGCTGGTGCTGCTGGTGCTGATGAAACTTTGGGGCTTCTTGGTCGAGGTTTTACAAGAGATGGTCGCATTGATTGGAGCAGAGCCGGAGAACTTGATTTTAGTAAAGATGTAGCTGGTAATCTTATTCTTTCTAGTGCTGCTGGCGCTGAATTAGGCAGATTGGATGCGCTGGAAGATCTGGAAAAAACACAAGCAGGTCTTGATGCAGACAGGGAGGCTTCTTTAGCTGAATCTGAAGAAGACTATGAAAGGGCTATGCGCCAAATTGTCTACGACTATGGATGGCCTGAGAGGGGCATTAAGCCGCGTGACCCAATATATGCGCCTACAGGATATGGGGCTATACCAATGTTTGCTGCCGGTGGCGGGTTAATTTCTCTGAATCCGTCTGATTACAACAACAAGCGAGAAGGTCTTGCGAGGTTAATGGGAGAGCCTGTACGGATGAATGGAGGGGGAATGTTGATGAACGACGGAGATTTTTACAATGATAGTTGGTTCGCCGACCCTTATTATGGAAATCCGAGTTTTCTTGATACGCGAAGCATGTCTGCCGCGCAGGCCCAGGGCGCTCTGCGCGGACCACAGGTGATTTCAGCAGACCAGATGCGACAGTTAGCAGCCGCCGGGCATCGTCCGGGGATTGACCCTGAAATTCAGTTTTTCAGGCAACCAGAAGAGTTCCCCAGCTTTCTTGATCCTCTGAACCCTAACGTACCTCCTCCGCCTTCTCCAGACGATGAAGCTCCCCCGGATATTATTCTTGATCCCGTAACGACTGATCCTGTAACGACTGATCCTGTAACGATTCTGCCAAATTTAGGCGGTATTGGCAGGGGATTTAATTTTGGCAACATTGATTATCCTGATGATGAGGGTGACATGAATTGGTGGGAAAACCTTGATGATAGAAATGTTGTTGAGGGAGAGGTTTCTCCTCCTGCTGTAACACCTCCTCCTGGTACCTTTAGGATACCGGACGCAGTAGCTCCTCCTATTGCGTCACGACCTGCGCAGTTAGCAGTTCCCCCTGTTCCAGCACTGACTGTAGCGCCTCCTGTGGTTCCGCCAATGCCAGGAAGAGCAAGAAGATACGCGGATTTGATAAAGAGGAACGCGCCTCCAGCGCCCCAGCCTCCACCCATGCCACCTGCGGCAGTAGCGCCACCAGCAGTAGTTCCGCCACCTCCTGTGATGGGTCCGCCGCCGTCACTACCGATGGTTCCGCCTCCACCTCCGGCAATGCCACCAATGCCGCCTATGCCACCACCGCAGGTCGCGCCTCCGATGGCTGCTCGTCCTCCGGTCGTTCCACGAATTCCTTCGCCTTCCCCGGTAGTAGTTCCACCACCACCTGCACCACCAGTAGCAGCGCCACAGCCTTCTGTGGCAGATTGGTCAGAACATGGCGGTTGGTCAGGACTGCCATCAATAGCGGCAGTTCAAAAGGCAGCACCTAAAGCAAAGGCGAAAAAGAAAACCAAAAAGGAATCTAAAAAGAAAGCTAAAAAAGGAAGCTCCGGTCGTGGTCGCAAACATGAAGGTGGGCTTATAAAGATGCAGGATATGGGTCAGGTTCCTGAAATGGAATCAGGGATAGCTTCTGTAGATCCAGCGATGGGAGATATGGATGCTGAAGCCATGCAGTTAGTGGAGTTAACGGCTATGGCTGTGTTAGGTCAGATTCCGGCAGAGCAGGCTGATCCGATTATTCAGGCATTTATCCAGCAGTTTGGCCCGGAAGCCTTCCAGATGCTTAGACAGCAGGTGTTGGCCTCCGTAGAGCCTGGCGCACAGACAGAGGGAATGATTCAAGGTCAGGGCGATGGAATGTCTGATGAAATTATGGGGTCTATAGGAGATCAGCAGAGAGTGGCTGTTTCTCCCGGTGAGTACATTGTTCCGGCAGACGTAGTTTCCGGTATTGGTAATGGCAGTAGTGATGCCGGGGCCGGTGAACTCGACAGGATGATGTCCGATATTCGTCAGGCCAGAACAGGTATGACGGAACAGCCTCCCGAGATTAATCCCAGAACGGCAATGCCGGTATGAGCCAATTAGCATTAAAACAGGATGTTGAGATTAAGGACATTTCTCGTGAGCCGAGAGTTCATGCCAAAAATGCACCAAGAGTTGTTACACATACGGTTGCGCTGATTCCGCCTAATTATGTGCAGACGCTGTGGGATGATGTCGAGGAGCACCTTGCTCCTGCGATTGCAAGATCGCGTGGCAGATGGGACATGCAATCACTGTATGAGTCTGTCCGTAAAATGGAACAGCATTTGTGGGTGGCCTTTAACGAGGATAATGTGATTGAGGGGGTAGGCACGACTGAATTTGTTTTCTACCCGAAAAAGAAAATGCTCGCGATGCAATA